AAGTAGCAGTACCTTGTACGAGGTTTATAGTTCCTTCCTCTATAGTCCACATATTAATCCCACGATTCTGCCATTCTATAGTCATTAAATTCATTGACCGTCTAGCAGTACGTAAGTCATAACCTGACCGCATTTCGCGCCCTGCACGTTCCCACGCTTCTTCAGCGATCTCAGTAAAATCCATATTGAATGTAGCAGTGCCAGAAGTTGCCATTATGTATGTTTACCTTTTGTATGACCTTGTTGCGCTATACCATCCGCCCGTTTAGAAACATCTGCCTGTACTGTTTTAGTAGTAGTTTTAGGGGGAAGTCCACTCATTAACCTAGGAGTGCTTGTACCTACCACTGTCATTCCCGGTTTGTCAGGTGGTTTTCTTTGCTCTTTTTTAATTTTGCCACCATCACTAAAACCTTTTAAAGTCTTAGCCAGATTTGCACGTTTACGGGTAGTAGGGTTACTCGATTTTGTTAACTTATTCAAAGTCTTAGCAGGAATCTTTTCCCCTTTTTTAACTCCCGCAGCTTTTCGCAAAGCCCCCGGTTTTTTAATTGCTTTTTGTATCCAGTCTTTAGCCATCGAACTGTGCCTTATAAGCTTGTTTAACTAAAGTATCTTTTCGCTCACGACGATCTAACTCTACGCCAAAATCACGAGCAAATTCTTCTAACTCTACTTTAGTCATTTGGTTTAATTCGGCTTTGGTAGTTTCTTCAACTTCCTCCACCTTTACGGGCTTTGGGGCAGGTTTAGTTGCTCCTTTAGCACTTACTCCTGTAACAGCTACTGCTTCGTCTTTTTTGGAAGCACTACCACCCATAGACTTTAGTTTTGCTTTAGCCTCGCTTTCTCGCATAGGGTCGAATACTACAATGTCATACTCCCCATCTGCGTTCTTAGAACCTATTTGATACACAGGTTCTCCCGTAGAAAATGTGCCGTTCTGAAACATTTCTAATTTAGATTTAGCCATAATGTGTTTTTACCCTCGCTTCCTCGCAATTTTAGTAAGCCCACGTTGTGCAACACCGTCACAACTTACTTTACCACCCATGTTAAATTTCTTCTTTCTACCTTTATCCATAGTAGATACGTCAGAATATTTACGCTTGCCACCTTTTTTCTCCATAGCCTGAGCTTCGTCACGCCTAGATTTAAGGTTTTGTTGTCCTTTGGTTTTATTACGAGAACCTAAAGACTCGTCTTGCCTAGCGTTATATCCTTGAGTTTTGCCTCCTTTTGCAAACTTCTTACTACCTTTATCCATAGTAGATACGTCAGAATATTTACGTTTCCCGCCTTTTTTCTCCATAGCCTGAGCTTCGTCACGCCTAGATTTAAGGTTTTGTTGCCCTTTAGTTTTGTTGCGAGAACCTAAAGATTCATCCTGACGAGCGTTATATCCTTGCTTTTTAACTTTTCCACCCTTTGCCATACGCGTAGCTTCGTACTCTTTTTCCCTGTTTATGCGTCTACGTTCAGCATCCGTATTACTTCCCGTTCTGTTACGTATTCTATAATCTTCATCATCAAGATTACGCATAACTCGTTTGGCATGGGCAGCTCCACCATGAGCATAGCCTTTCTTTACTGCTGTCCCCGGTTTCTTTTTGCTGCTATTAAAATAACTAGGCATATCTTTATTCCTCTTATCTGCGTTAGCAAACTCTTGTCCTACACTCTGCGGAACTCCCGCTTTCTTGGCAAATTTAGGGTTATTAGCTACTGCCGCCATAAATTTTGCTTGTTTTTTACTTTTACTAGGCATTACCCATACGTCTTGGTAACGGTTATAACCAGTAAATACGTATCCCCTGCGGTAGCTCCAACGGTAGTAACTACAATATCTCCCGTCTTTCCTGCTCCACTATTGTTAGGAATACCAAAGTCTGAAAAATCCATAGTATCTTCCCAATCTTGCGGAAGGTTTAATAAGGGTACGTCCGTAGTTGCGTCCCACAATAACTCCACACCCATACCTATATTAGAAAAAGTTATAGTCTGAAGAGTAACTCCAGTACACGCTTTTCCAGTTTTGGGGTCAGGAGCTAAAGAAGAAACGTCAATTAAAACCGCCGCAGCTTGTCCGGTTCCGTCACTAATATTAGTAAACTTTAGGATAGCTGTACGCGCCCCGTCTTGAATTGTCTGGCTTGTAAGCGCATCTGCCATAATCTTCTCCGTAAAAGCGGGGCGAACCCCGCTATATATTAACCACTAAAAGGAGTTGCCAAAGTACCACTACCAAGGTTTACACCTTGAATATGATATTTGTTTGCGTATATAGCAGTAATTGTAAATTCTGTTCCTGCTACGCCGCCTGTAGTAGTTCCGTCAAAGACTAAAGCGTTATTGCTAGAACCATTTGGCTCAAATACATGGACAA